AGATCTCTAGCTCTGAGCGTGCGTTTGAAGAAGAGGTGAAGCTCTCGGGCTTCGGTACGGCTCCGGTGAAGTCGGAAGGTGGCAGCATTGCCTACGACAACGCGCAGGAAGCGTACACCTCGCGGTACACGCACGAGACGATTGCTCTCGGCTTTGCGATCACCGAAGAGGCGATGGAAGACAACCTGTATGTCTCCGTTGCCCAGCGGTACACGAAGGCCCTGGCGCGTGCGTTTGCTAACACCAAGCAGGTGAAGGGTGCGAATATCCTGAACAATGCGTTCTCGGCTTCGTACCTCGGTGGTGACGGCAAGCGTCTCTGCGCTACGGATCACCCGCTCATCACGGGTGGTGTGAACTCCAACCGTCCGACGACTGGCGCTGACCTCAACGAAACCTCGCTTGAGGCTGCGATCATCCAGATCGCCGGGTGGACGGATGAACGTGGCCTGCTGATCGCTGCGAAGCCCCGCAAGCTGATCGTCCCGCCCGCTCTGATGTTCGTTGCGGAGCGCCTGTTGAAGTCGGTTCTGCGGACCAACACCGCTGACAACGACATCAACGCGATCTACAACCTGTCGTCGGTGCCGGAAGGCTACACGGTCAACCACTGGCTGACTGACACGAATGCGTGGTTCCTGAAGACGGATGTGCCGAACGGCCTGAAGATGTTCGAGCGCGTTACGCTGAAGACCTCGGCGGAAGGCGACTTCGAAACGGGGAACATGCGGTACAAGGGACGCGAAAGGTACGTATTCGGTTATTCGGACCCCCTCGGGGTGTTCGGTAGCCCTGGTGCTTCCTAGTAGCACTCTGTAGTCGAAATTAAGGGGAGGGTGATTCCTCCCCTTTCGACCTTTAGCAACACAGTTCATAGCAACCAGCCCCATCAGACTGGCTATGCAGACGTTCAAGAGACGGGTGGGGTAAACTTCCTTGAAGGAGAATCTCGATGGCTAACACTTCGTTTACCGGCCCTGTACGCAGCCAAAATGGCTTCCAGGGTTACAGCACGGACGCTTCTGCGAACGTCTCTCTTGCCCTTAGCGCCCAGGGTACTGGCGTTGTTCTCAACACCTCCAGTGTCCAGTTCTTCCAACTTACGGCCACCACTGTCACCACAGCTAGTGACGTTACCTACACGGCTGCTCAGTTGAAGACCGGCCTGATCCTGCGCGATCCCAACGGCGGCGCTCGTGCTGACCTCTTCCCGACTGCTGCCTCTCTGCTTACGGCTGTTCCTGGCGCTGTCGCTGGCACCTCGTTTATCGTCACCATCCGTAACACTGCCGATGCTGCTGAGACGATCACGATGACGACGAACACTGGTCTCACCCTGAGTGGCACGATGACGATTGCCCAGAACGCCCAGAAGGATTTCCTCGTCACCTTCACGGATGTCGGCACTGCTGCGGTCACGATCTACAGCATGGGTAGCGTGACGTTCTAAGGGGTGCTATATGCCCACCTTTAAGAGAACGCCTAGCGGTGGTATTGAGTACCGGGGACACACGTTCCCCGGTTTCAACAAGCCAATCAAGTCCTCGAAGCCTGAGAAGAAGAAGATGGTTCTCGCCAAAGAAGGAGATCAGGTAAAGCTGGTCCACTTCGGAGATGCGAAGATGGGCCACAACTATTCTGCTGCGGCGCGAAAGAGCTACATGGCTCGTAGCGCCGGGATCAAGGGCAAGGACTCCAAATTGTCGGCCAACTACTGGTCGAGGAAAGTTCTATGGGCTGGCCCTAGTGGAAGCAAGAAGGCTCCCCCGGCAAGCCAGAAGGTGAAGAGATATGACTAGTGATCTTCAGTGTAAAAAGATGACTGCGACTGGCGTTGTATTTGATGGCCCTGGGAGAGTTGTCACAATCTTCGCTCACACGTCCCAGGCTGGGTCTATTCAGCTTAAAGATGGTGGCTCTGGTGGGGATATTTTAATCGACATCTCACTCCCTAATAACGCAACTACAGCTATACCTCTTGGCGGGAATGGAGTTCGATTCAAAACGAACATCTATCTTTCTGCTACAAACATTGATGCAGTCACGATTTGCTGGGGTTGATATGAAGGGCAAGCAGATGATGCCGCCGAAGATGTCGGCCAAACAGCAGAGCAAGGTTGGTAAGGTCATGCACGAGTTCAAGGCTGGGAAGCTGAAGTCCTCGTCGGGCCAGAAGGTAACGAACCCGAAGCAGGGCATTGCTATCGCCCTGTCTGAAGCGCGGAGCATGAAGAAGAAATGATCGGTCGATTCTCTATGTCCAAGCAGGTCAGCACTCCTTCGATGTCGAAGAAGACTGGCAAACCCGTCAAGGCGCAGACCCCTGGCATGTACCCGAAAGCTACTGTGGCGCGGAAGGTATCGAAGATGCAGGTGCCGAAGATGGGCATGCGTAAGATGGGTATGCCGAAGACTGGCACCCCCGTAAAGAAAGGGTTCTAGGTGTCCTACACCAAGCCTCAGCTTCGAGAGCGGATCAAGTCTCAGGTTATGGCATCCGGCAAGGGTGGCAAGCCTGGGCAGTGGTCCGCTCGTAAAGCACAACTTGTTGCTCAGAAGTACGAGGCTGCTGGCGGGGGATACTCTGGGTCCAAGTCTGGCGCTCAGAAGAGCCTGTCGAAGTGGACGAAAGAAGAGTGGACGACCAAGAGCGGGAAGCCTTCTACTCAAGGGCCTAAGGCCACGGGCGAACGCTACCTGCCGAAGAGGGCGATTCAGTCTATGCCCTCTGGCGTCTACGCTTCTTCTACTGCGGCCAAGCGTAAGGCCAGCGCCGAAGGGAAGCAGTTTTCTTCTCAGCCTGAGAGCGCCAAGAAGATCGCGAGGAGGTTCCGGTAATGTCTACATCCGGCACTGCGAATTGGAACATCAACATCCTCGACATTATCGAGGAAGCCTACGAGCGGGTGGGTATCGAGGTTAAGGGTGGCTACGAGATCAGGACTGCCCGTAGGAGCCTAAACCTCCTGTCGATGGAGTGGGCGAACCGTGGGTTGAACCTATGGTGCGTGGAGCAGGGGACTCTTTCCCTTACTCCCGGCACTGCCACCTACTCTTTGCCTGACGACACAATCGACATCCTGGAGGGTGTGATTAGGACGTATGCTGGGCAGACGAACCAGCAGACCGACATCGCCATCACTCGCATCTCGTTCGTCACCTACAACACCCTGCCCAACAAGCTACTCCGTGGCACCCCTATCCAGTTCTACGTTGCACGAGACACGACCACGCCCGAGATCACGTTCTGGCAGGTGCCTGACGATACTATCTCCCGGCAGTTCGTGTACTACCGCCTCCGCAGGCAGCAGGATGTGGGGGCCAACGCCAACAACAATATGGATGTGCCGTTCAGGTTTGTTCCGGCGCTGATTGCGGGTCTGGCTTATCAGCTTGCCTGCAAGAGACCTGAAGCATTCGCTCGGATTCCTGAGTTGAAGGCGCTGTACGAAGAGGAATTCCAACGGGCTGCGGACGAAGATCGTCAGCGGTCTGCCGTCATGCTTGTGCCTGGAGGGTATGGCTGGTAATGTACGCTTCCGGTAAGCACGCAATCGCGATGTGCGACATCTGCGCTAGGCAGGTGAAGTACACGAGTCTCAAGAAGTACATCTACAACCAGAGATGGAATGGTCTTCTTGTATGCGAAGAGTGCTTTGATATAGACAACCCTCAGCTTCAGATCGGCAAGTACGTCAGAGGCGAGGCTATTGCGCTGGAGAATCCAAGAACTGCTTCGCAGCAGAATCCGCCGACACGAGAGTATTTTGGCTGGAACCCTGTGCTGCCGAACAAGATCTACGTTACCCTAGGGCGGGTTACAATTACGGTCAGCTAAAGTGATCTAAGGAGAGATTATGAAGAAGTTCAAGGAAGCAAAGGGAAAAGTCATTAGGAAGGCTGATGGCGGCATTGCTGAAAGGACTAAGGCAATCGGTCAGGCTAGGGCTGACTATATGCTGGGTCGCAATGAGCCAGAGACGGAAGAGGGGATTATGCGCGGAGGGTTGGCGAATGTTCTTTCCTCCGACGCTATCCGGCCTCTTGTCCCAACTGCTGCCGATATGCAGTTGATGATGCGCCGGGGGGTGACTCCTTCTGCCGCCCCCCCTGCTGTGGCTACCTCTCGCGCCTCTGGTGCTGGTCGTGGCGCTGCTGCCAGTGGATCGGCTCCTGCCCGCACGGCTCCAGTGCCTATGCGCCGGGCTGATGTTCCCAACTTTCTGGATCGCGATATGGACTTCATATCTAAGATGACCCAGGCTGATCCCGAACTCATGAAGACCGTTGCTATGGGCCTTCCGTCTCTTCCCAAGTCCACCCCGAATGGCGAAGGCGAGGAATCGGAACTCGCGTCCATGATGGCTGCTTCCGGTAAAGGCAAGTCTGGTCTCAAGAAGTTCATGCAGGACTACGGAAAGTTCATCGCTCTCGGCGCTATGGCTGGCGCTGGCGGAAAGGCTGGCCGAATTGCTGCCCCGATTATGGCGGCGCTGCCTGGGCTGATCGAGATGCTGAAGGGCAAGAAGAAGTCTTCCGGGGGTGAACCTCCGAAGAAAAGCGAAGGCGGCGCTATCCGCAAATTCAAAGGAGGTTCCATGAAAGGGAACTCGATGGACAGCATGCTCACCCCTAAGTACGCGAAGGGTGGCAAGACGGACAAGATGGACAAGATGGGCAAGATGGGCAAGGCTGCTGGCGAAATGCCGCAGCACAAGAAGATGGCGATGGGTAAGCCCACCCCGCAGAGCACTGGTCAGAAGTTCGCCAAGGGCGGCGCTGCGAAGTACGCTAGCGGTGGTGCGTGCAAAGGCTACGGTATCTCGAAGAAGATCCGCCCGACCGGGCCGATGAACTAACCCTGGCGCTATCCTAGAAGCAGGCCAGACATGACATACGCTGAACTCACGCAGCAGATCCAAGACTACGTCCAGTCTGACGAGACCACGTTTCTCGCCAACCTGGACGCCATTATCCAGCTTGCAGAGCAGCGTATCAACAGAGATGTGAAGTCGCCAGATTCTCGCGTTACCACTACCGGGAATCTGGTGACCCAAACAATCACCACCCTCAGTGATTTCGTAATGCCTCTCAGTCTTTTCGTGAACATCGATGGCGTTCAGACTGGCATGCTTCTAAAGGAGGTTTCCTACCTGACGGAAGCGTATGGCGTAACGGAACAATCCGCTGGGTCTTCAGGGAAGCCAGCATACTATGCGATTGAAAGATCTTCAACAGCAGGCACGTACATTCTAGTTGCGCCTTCTCCTGATACAACATACACATACACCCTTTACTACTACCGCACACCAGAAACAATAGTAAGTGTTAATCTAAATAATTCAACATGGATTAGCACATACTTCCCTCAGGTGTTGCTGTACGGGTGCCTTGTGGAAGCGTACTCGTTCCTTAAGGGTGAGCCGCAGATGCAGCAGCAGTACGAAAAGCTGTATCAGCTTGGTCTGATCGAACTCAAGAATGTCTGCGAAGACGAGCAGCGCATGGACAACTACAGGAACCCTGACAGCAAGAGGAACATTGGTTAACCATGGCATTCACTGGTAGCTATGTAACAGATTCATTCAAGGAGCAGCTTCTCCTTGCGGTACACGACTTCTCTACGGATGTGATCAAGATCGCTCTGTACGCAAGCTCTGCGACCATCGACAACACCACCACCGCCTACAGCGCCACCAACGAAGTCTCTGGCGCTGGGTATACTGCTGGCGGGAAGACTCTGACGGCTACTGTTACGCCTGACGGGATCTACACGATCCTGGACTTCGCTGACATTAGCTGGACCAGCGCCACATTCACCTGTCGCGGCGCTCTGATCTACAACTCCTCCAAGTCGAACAAGTCTATCTTCGTCCTGGACTTCGGCACCGACAAGACTGTTTCCAGCGGCACCCTGACTGTCCAGTTCCCGACCGCAAACTCGAACACTGCGATTGCTGTTATCAGTTCCGTTACGAACTGACGATACCTAGCTTGGTGATCAACTAATGCCTTCTACATACACCTCAAACAATAAGATCCAGAAGATCGCTACAGGCGAACAGTCTGGTACATGGGGAAGCACAACGAACACCAACTTCGATCTGTTCGATACAGCAATCGATGGTTTCGTCAGCATCACCCTGAGCGGCACCACACACACCCTGAACATCCCTGACGGCTCTGCCGGTGACGGGCGCAACAAGGTCCTTGTCTTCACGGGTACACTCGCTGCTACCAACACCATCAGCGTCACTCCGAACACCGTCAAGAAGCACTACTACGTTCAGAACAACACCACGGGAAGCCAGAACATCGTTCTCTCGCAGGGGTCTGGGTCTAGCGTAACGATCAAGCCTGGGTACTCCTCTATTGTTTATCTCGACGGCGCTGGGTCTGGTGCCGCAGTTAAAGAGGTTCTCACCAGCCTGAAGCTGACGGCGCTCCTTGAAGCCACGGGTGCCGTTCTCAACGGGTCCAGTTCCGGCAGCACCACTCTCCAAGCCAGTGCTACTGCTTCCGGCACTCTCACCCTCCCTGCCGCTACCGACACTCTCGTCGGCAAGGCCACTACCGACACCTTCACGAACAAGACCTTCGATACCGCTGGCACGGGCAACGTCCTGCGGATCAACGGTACTCAGGTCAGCGCCGTAACGGGTACGGGTTCTGTCGTTCTTGCCACCTCCCCCACGTTGGTTACCCCCTTACTGGGTACGCCTACTTCTGGCACGTTGACGAACTGTACCGGCCTTCCTGTATCGAGCGGGATCTCTGGTCTTGGCGCGAATGTCGCTACGTTCCTGGCGACCCCTTCTAGTGCCAATCTTGCCAATGCCGTAACAGATGAGACTGG